AAGTCAAAAAACCGGCAATTCCTCAGAAGATTGAAACTGCCATGAGTGTGGAGGATATTTGCGGAGGATTAAAAGGGATTCAGTCGGAAAAGGATCTCGGAAAATACTACATTCAGATCAAAAACCGGATTGAACCGGAAAATGCTCAGGCTGTGGTAAAAATGTTTGCAGACCGGAAGGCTGAACTGAAAGAACTCGAAACTGAAAACAAGGAGGAAAACACAGAAACGGAAACAGGAGTTATTGAAACGGTAAGCGAAACGGTAACAGAATAACCGGATTGCTATATAATTAACGAACTTGATTTAAAGGTTTTACAAAGGAATTTTTATGAATCTCGAACTTGATCTTGACAATGACAGTGAGTTTGAACAGTCTCTTGAAAAGGGAACTGGCGGCGGTTTTACCAAGACTGATGAACTTGAGTGGGTTGAATCCGGACTTTATAAGTGCTTTATCGCAAGCGCAATTCTTGTGCATAGAAGTAATGGCGATGCAATTTCCTGCACCTTTGTTGCTTTGGATAATGACGGGAATGAACCGATTGGAAAATTCAGCAGTAGTTATTCCGTTGAACCCAGTGATAAGTATTTCGTTAAGACAAAGGAACTTTGTTTCCTGACCGGTAACGGCTCCGGACTTGTGGAAACCAAAATCACTAACAAGGATGGCGAGGACGTGCTGGACTCTCAGGGTAATCCTATGTATAAATACGAAGGTCTGTGTGCAAACGAATTTCAGCTTATTGCCACGGTGCTGAGAAAAGCGGGGGATTACGAGGCTCCGAACGGCAAGGTATATGCGAACTATACTGTGTTTAATCTCTTTGACACTGAGAAGCGTTCCGCAAGGGAAAAGTGGTTAATCGAAAAGAAAGGCGCAGATCCGGCTCAGGTTCCGGCAAAGGATATCGGCAAGGCATACGCTTACCTCAAACAGCGAATTGCAAAGGAACAGGAATCTACGGATGCGCTTAAAGCTATGGAACAAAAAGCGTCCAAACCGGCGGTAAAGACCACGCCGAGACCGGCTCCCAAGCCTGCACCGAAACCGGTCGCAAGACCAGCTCCGAAACCGGCTCCCGCTCCCGTTCAGGAAGAACCGGATATGGTTGCAGAAGATGATCTGCCGTTCTGATGTGCTATAATTTATAGCGTGGGAGAGAAAGGCAATGTTTACAGGGAAGTAACGTTGCCTTTTTTATTAGGGTTTTACAGGGTGGTGTCAAGTGATATCAACGGCATCAACGGTAGTTTGACAAGGTGTGGTATGAAGGTAAAAAAGCTGGGAAGTCTGTTTGATCATGTGGCTGAAAAAACGCTTGATCTCATTGACAAAGGGATTGAAAAAGACAACGGAAAGAAATTCAAAGAATGTGAAAAGAAATGGTTCGGACAGATCTCGGACGCATGGAAAGCGGATTCAGGGGAATTAAGAGATCATTTGGGAGCAAGTCAGATCGGCGGGGATTGTCTGAGAAAGGTATGGCTCGGATTCAGAACAAGAGAATCACAGCCTTCTGCACGTCTGATAAGATTGTGGAACCGGGGACATTTGGAAGAAGCAAGGATTCTGGCGTTGCTTGAACAGGCGGGGATTGAGGTATGGAATGACCGGGGAGACGGAAGGCAGTTCGGGTATAAAAACGGGATTTTTGCAGGGAGTATTGACGGACTGGCTTACAACATTCCGGATTGCGAGAATGAGATTGTCATGCTCGAATTTAAAACCATGAACGACAAAAATTTTGATAATTTTGTGGCGAGAGGAATTGGGGAATTTCCGCAGTACGAAAGACAATGCCATGTGAATATGCATTGTATGAACATATACGCTGATACGCATGAGATTTTCACAAGTCTGATACAGGACAAGACAAAGGACTTAAAATCACAAAGAATCGAACATACGTTGTTTTTAGCGGTAAATAAAAACAATGATGATATCCACGGTGTTATAGTTAAAAGAAACGATCTCATTGCAGAACAAATGCTTGCACGGGTTCCGGAGATCTGCAACAACAAAATTCTTCCTGACGGCATTTCAGACCGTGAATCTTACTATATCTGCAAAATGTGCGGATTTGCGGATTTCTGTTACGGAAACAGGGAATTAAGCCATAATTGCCGTACATGCATGATGCAGAATTTTGAGAACGGTGAACTGTCTTGTGCAATGGGCGGGGATAAATTCTCGGAGGATTGTTATATGGGAATAGACTTCAAAATGACTAAAAACAAGGAGGAAACGGCATGATCACATTAAGGCCGTATCAGGAAGAAGCTATCAACAGTATTTTCAAATACTGGCAAAAAACTGCAAACCGTGGGAATCCGGTGGTTGTTATGCCAGTAGGTTCCGGAAAGTCTCCCACAATGGCGGGCTTTATCAAACGCTGTTATGACAAGTTCGGAACCCGCATGAGCAAGGTACTTGTCATTACTCACGTCAAAGAACTGATAGAGCAGGATTATGAGGCTATTGTGGATTTTTGGCCGGGTGCGCCGTTAGGAGTGTATTCTGCAAGTCTGAATAAAAAGCAGACTGATAACAGAATTGTTTGTTGCGGTGTGCAGAGTATTGCCAAGCCTGAAACGTATAAAAAGTTCGGTAAGGTGAACTGCCTTGTAATTGACGAATGTCATTTAGTACCGGCAAAAGAAGAAACAACATACCGGAGACTTATTGCCGGATTAAAGGAAATCAATCCGAAATTAAAGGTTGTGGGTTTTACCGGAACCCCGTTCAGACTTGATTGCGGGTGGATAACCGAAAACGGAATTTTTGATGATATTGTTTACAACATGTGTACCGTGGAAACGTTTGACTGGCTGATACGGAACAATTACATGTGCGATGCGATTCCGAGAAGGCCGGAATTTCAGATCGATGTTAGCAATGTAAAAATTCGGGGCGGGGAATATGTGGAAAAGGAATTGCAGGCGGCGGTTGATACTGATGCCGTAACGAGACAAGCTCTTAACGAAACAATTCAGCTTGCAAAAGACCGGAAACACTGGCTCATATTCTGCACCGGCGTTGAACATGCAAAACACGTTGTAGAATACCTGTGTAAAGCGGGGGTGAACTCTACTGTAATCAGCGGGGATCTTGACATGACCACCCGTAAGGAACGCATTGACGGTTTTAAAAGCGGACGGTACAGAGCGGTTGCGAATGTGAATGTGTTAAGCACCGGATTTAATTATCCTGATATTGACTGCCTTGTAATGCTGAGACCCACGCAGAGCGTAAGTCTGTATATTCAGGCTTGCGGGAGGGGGATAAGGTATTCTCCGAACAAGGAAAACTGCCTGATACTGGATTTTGCGGGTAATGTGGCAAGATTAGGTTGTATCAATGATCCGTTACAGCCGAAAAAGAAATCCGGCAAAAAACGTGATGATGGTGAGGGTACGGCCCCGGTCAAGGTATGTCCGAAATGTAACTGTTATGCTCCGGCAAGCGCAAAATTCTGTCCGGCATGTAACTATGAATTTCCAACTGAAACTAAGCTGACTGCTCATGCAAGTTTGGACGAGATCATAAAACGGAAACAAAAACAGGAAACGGAAAAGACAGTTGAGGTAACTCATGTAAAATATGCAAAAATTCAGACCAAAAACGGCGTTCAGGTTTTGGTTGAATACCGGAGTGGAATACAGACAGTTGCAAAAGACTGGATAAACATAGAAAGTGAAAAATCATTTTTTGCTACCGCCGCAAAAGAATGGATCAGGATACGGAGCAGGGACGGGTATATACCGAAAAACACGCAGGAGCTTCTTGTGATGTGCCTGAGCGGAAAAATGCGGGAACCGAAAGCGATTACCGTAAAAACGTCCGGCGGGTATAATAGAATTGTTTCCTATGATTTTGACGGTTCAACCATAAGCGGTAATGCTACCGGACACAGCAGGGCTTAAAGAGGCTGATATGAGCGAAAGAATACAGACATTACAGGATATTGAAAACACCCCGCAATGGTGCTTATGTTTCGGGAAAACCGGAGAAAAGATTCCGGTTGTGGTATCCAAAAAATGGATCGAAAAGGTCAAAAAACTTTATCCTGACTATTTTGAGCCGGGGAATGAGGATTACATTCAGAACGGTGATGATTTGTGGTTGCAATACACCAGCACTGTGAATGAAAAGGGAAATAAAACCTATTCCGGAGATCTTGCAAATACCGGAGCAACGGAAAATTTTAAAAAGACATGGCTCACCTATGCGGCGGCTGACAAGATCTGCCGGAACAGTATTATGCTGTTTCCAATCAAAAGGGATTCTCAGTTCTGCATGGGTTTTGTATTCACAAAGGATCTTGGAATCACAATCATAGACTTTGACCGGAAAGACGGTATCACTCAATCTGAAATAGCGTATCAGGACGAATGGATCTCAAAGTTTAACAGCTATACCGAAAGAAGCGTGTCAGGTTTGGGTTATCATGTAATCGTGCGGGGAAGTATTGATCCTGTAAAGTATCCCAATTCAAGCAAGACCGGGGCAAGCGGGATCAGATCTGGCAAGGTTCACAAGGATCTCGGTATTGTAGGGTTTGAACTGTATTCTCAGGACAGATTTGCCGTAATGACGGAGAATATGGTGGAGGGCGGAACAAAAGTTATTGAGGAACGGCAAAAGGAAATTGACGAACTCTGTGCGCTTCTGAAAAAACCCGTATCGGAAAGTACAGCAGATCCGGAGATGGAAATAAAACTGTCAGGGAGCGAGGATTTAGGAAGTCTGATCAACTGGACGCTTTGCGAGATCTTTAATTCGCCGGACTGTGAAAACTTTTTAGACTTATTCAATAACCGGTGCAATTACGACTATACCGATCCTGACAAAATGGTATGTAATCCCGAATACAAAATCACCTTCCCTTCACGTTCAGAAGCGGATTTTGCCTTGTTTTCCATTGTGGTGAGATATTGCGATAACGCCGATGTCATGAAAGGAATTTTTGCTCAGTCGGAACTTGCAAAACGTCCGAAAGCCACAAGACTTGATTATGTAAACAGAATTGTGGAAAGGGTAAGGGCTGATGAAAATGTGGAATATGAACTTCCATTTTCCGATGACAAGACCGAAACGGAAATTCTGAACAACATTGATATCTCCGGAAATTACGAAAGCGAGGAAATAGAAAAAGAAGCTGAAAAGAAAGCCCTTGTTGATGAACTCATAAACAAAAAATATCTTAACGTGGATCCGGAGACGATTCTTGTCAATTCACGGTGGCAGAATGAAAAAACGGATCCTGAATACGATTTGCCGACTTTGTTTGCGGATACGCTGATTGCCTGCGGGGTGGTAGAACAGCTTAAAAAGATCAATGTGATACCGAGTTCGGATTATGTGCCGTTTTATTCCGATGCGGAAACAAGCTACAAACGCCTTTTGGACAAAGGTTATATCTGCACAAAGGGATTTAACATTTCAGAAAACAATGCTTTGATTGTACCGCCGGTAAGTTCCGGACTTATATATGAACTCACAAAGTGGAGTTATGCAAGCAGAATCAAACCCGTGCTGGAGGTAAGTCTGGCGAGCGTGATTGCGATAATGAGCGGAATTGTGGGAAAAATGTGGCAGTTACCTACATGTGCCGGATTAAACAATTACATAATCCTATGTGCCCGTTCAGGTATCGGAAAAGAAGGACTTCATACCACCAAAAACGATCTTGTGTATCAGATGAAACAGCGTTATCCGAATTGCCGGTTAAAGCGTCATGTGATAGACGATGATTTTGTTTCGGCTCAGGCACTTGTAAAAAGATGCGCTCAGGAAGCGGGAGCGGTAACGGGGCAGAAACAGAATAACTTCGGTATTCCGGTAGATGTGTACGCAAGTTTTGTAAACTTTCAGAAAGAGTTCGGAAAGGTTTTAGGCAACATGGCTGAAAACACCCGTGATTCTCAGGCTCAGGGCTTGCGGGGACAATATCTTCGGCTCTACACAAGTTCTGCAATGGGCGATGTTTTGAGCGGAATGAGTTATTCAAGTTCCGAAAATAATGTGTCAGAAGTCAACGCTCCGGGATTCAGCCTTGTAGGGGAAACAACCATAAGCGGATTAGCCGATGCATTAACACCCACAATGGCTCAGGACGGATTTTTAAGCCGGTTCCTGACGATCACATACCACGGCAAAAGTGTGTTTCAGAACTATGCCGGTCTCAACATGCCGATCTCGGATTACATACTTGACGAACTGTATAATCTTTGTGTGGATGAGGATTCGCTTTCCGGACAAAGCGGAGGGCAGAGCAGATTTGTTACAATCAGCATGACAGAGGAAGCGATTGAATTTAACAACCGGCTTGAATACTGGTGTCTTGAAATGCTGGATGCGGCGGGGGATGCGGAATATTACCGGCAGGCATGGAACCGGTGTCAGCTTAAAGTTCTGAAATTGGCGGGTGTGTGTGCCGTATCACAGAATCATACCTCACCTAAGATTAACATACAGCACATGGCATGGGCGATGCGACTTGTCATGCTTGATATTGCAAATGTGTATAATATGATTATCTCAGGCGAAACGAATTTGACGATGAATAATGAGCAGACAATGGCGGCGGCAGTTTTGGATGCCTGTAAGACGTTTGTGCGTGAAAAAGCGATTGTATCCTTATGCAATGCGACAAATTTAAGCGGAGACGTTATCAAAAAGATGAAGGATACGAGGATTATTCCTTTAAAGTATTTGCATTTTGTTCTGAGTAAACAGAAAGTGTTTTCAAAGTATCGTTTAGGTTACACAAAGGCAATAAACAGCACTTTGGAAAGGCTATGCACTGACGGAAGTCTTGAACTTGTGAGCAAGGGTATGGCTTTCAATGTATTCAAAACAAAGGGCGCATGTTACAAATTATTGGATCAGAGAGGTTGTTAATGACAATTACCATGACAGCGGGTCAGGTGATTTCCGGAACCCGAACGGTGAAAAGAAAAGTGATTTTGGAGCTTGACGAAAAACAGGCAAGAGATCTTTTAGAGGTATTGGTTCACGGACAGTACAAAGAAAGCCTGATGCCCGTGGTGAACAAACTGGATCCGGTGGTGAGAAAGGCTGATAAAGAACTTTACCAGCGGTTAATGAAGATAGTGATTATCAGGAAAGCAACGGGACAGTAAACAGATTTATGAGAAATTACGGTTTGCCTTACAAGGGAAGCAAAAACGCAATAGCTGAGAAGATCATAGATTTTCTGCCGAGTGCAGAATGGTTTTATGATCTGTTTGGCGGTGGTGGAGCGATAACGCATTGTGCATTGTTAAGCGGAAAATGGAAACATGTTGTGTATAATGAACCTGATCCGCTGGTGTATAAAGCGTTTTCTATGGCGATCCACGGGGAATTTAAGAATGAGACAAGATGGATCAGTCGTGAGGACTTTAACCGATTAAAGGATACGGATCCTTACGTTGCAATCTGTTTCAGTTTTGGAAACGATCTGAGAACGTATTGTTATTCAAGAGAGAACGAGAATTTAAAACGGATTTTGCATAAAGCGATATTGTTCCATGACTTTGGCGAGTTAGAACAGATTGTTGGTAAAATAGATCACAATCTTACTGACAGACAGGAAATAACAAGAACTGTAAAAGAAAGATTAAAACTGAAACGGGTAGAACAACAATCGTTAGAAGCATTAGAACGTCTACAATCGTTGGAACGTCTACAATCGTTAGAACGTCTACAATCGTTGGAATCGTTGGATTATGAGCAAGTTACACTTGCACAGAATCGGATTATTTATTGCGATATTCCGTACAAAAATTCCAATCAGTACCGCCTTCAGTTTGACTATGACCGGTTCTATGAATGGGCAGAAAAACAGGACGATATATTCATTTCAGAATACGAAATGCCGGATAACTTTATAGAAGTATGGAATTGTGAAAAGCGATCTACAATGAGTGCAAATGGTAAATCACATGGAAAACTGGAACGGATTTTCACCAATCAAAAAACCTATGAAAAGCTAAAGGAGACATGGCTTATATGAAAGATCGTATGCGTTTTCCGTCTTATGACTGGGACGATGGCTTTAGATGTGCCGTGGACAGTTATACGGAATTACTGGATTGCCTACTAAGGGATCTAACAAGAACCAGACGCAAACTCAAACCGTCTGTATTAAAAAGATTTCAAGAACTTATACATCAGAATCGTATGGAAATATACGATGAATATTATTGTGGAAACGGATTTTCTGAATTTAATTCACCGTTTATCAGAGTGGATACGGTACTTTCTGACAAAAAGAATACCGTGATCGAATGGTACGATCCTAAAAGGAATGAAAAATGAAACAATATTTAGATTTAAATCGAGATAGATTATAAGGAGTAATTATGAGTAAGGTTTATGCTGTGTATCATTGTTGGACAGAAGACTATTACAATACTAGGCGGTGGAAAGAAGAACTGATTTGCTGTTTTGATTCTTTAGACAAAGCCGAGGAGTTTCAAGCAAAATATAGTTTGCCGTATGACAAGTCTCCGTGGGCATTACAAAAAGGACAGATAAAGATTAAAGAAATGCCTACAAGTTATGACGAAAAAGATTTTTGGTGGCTAAAAAAATGAGTTATGAGGTAATGATAAACGTTAAGGGGTGGACAAAGTAATATGAAACAGTATTTAGATTTAATTCGGGACATTATGGCTCACGGAACCGAACGCAAGGACAGAACCGGAGTCGGAACAATTTCAGTATTCGGGCAGCAGATCCGGTTTGACATGAGAAACGGATTTCCGGCAGTTACTACAAAATCGCTGACTTGGAAAGCGGTCGTTAGCGAGCTTTTATGGTTTCTTGAAGGATCGGCAAGCGAGCATCGGCTTGCGGAAATTAAGAACGACAATAAGCCTTATGCGGAATTATCGGAAAAGGAACGGCGGACAATCTGGACTGCCAATTATGAAAATCAAGGCAAGGCGTTAGGTTATACTGATGGTGAACTAGGCCGAATTTATGGCTGTCAATGGGTTGATTTCAGAGGTATTACAGAAGCAAGGGAAGAAACTGCTAATGGCCATAACGCTTATATGAATCGAAATACATGCTATCACTTGATTGAGGTAAATCAGATTCAAAACGTCATACACGGAATTAAAACTGATCCGTGGTCAAGGCGGCTGCTTGTCTCAGCTTGGAATCCGGCAGAATTGTCCTGTATGAGCCTTCCACCTTGCCATTACTCATTCCAGTTTTATGTAAGCGGGGTAGACGGGAAATATTTGAGCCTGATGTGGAATCAAAGGTCAGCAGATTGCGCCATAGGGATCCCATTCAATATTGCAAGTTACGGATTATTGCTTTGTATTATTGCAAGAATAACCGGAAAGAAACCGTTGCACCTTATCGGGAGTTTAGGGGATTGTCATATTTACCTGAATCATCTTGACGGGGTTATTGAACAGTTACAGAGAACACCGAAAAAGTTACCGGAACTGATACTGCCGGAAAAAGCGGATTATTCGGACATAAACGGATTTTTGAAATCAGTTAAGACAAGCGATTTTGTTCTGAAGGGTTATGAGCATTGCCCGGCGATCAAGTTTGAAATGGCGGTTTGAAAAACGGATTCTTCTAATTTCAGGAGATTTTAGAAGAAAAACGGATTTTTAGAAGAAAAACGGATTTTGTTTGAAGTCGGTTTGAAGTCAGTTTGAAGTTGATTTGAAGTGACTGATGCGGGTTAAAAACGGATTTTTCTGAGTTAGCATAGGAGATTTGAACCAAAAACGGATTTTTTCATGGGTTAAAAACGGATTTTCCAGTTTTAGCCAAAAACGGATTTCAGAAACGGATTTTTTTTGAAATAAAAACGGATTTTTTCTGTGATTGTTTCAGGAAAAACGGATTTTTTGAAATGACGGATTGTAAACAAAACGAAACAAAGGAAAACGGATTTTTATGCATTTTGATGAAGAAACACAATGTTTTGTGGTAGAGAGTCCGATAAGTGTTTTGGTAGGCAAAAAGAAGTTCATGCTGAACCTGAACCCGTACCGGAACGCTCATTTTCAGGTGCTTAATCGGGCAAAGGACGAATATAAACGGATTATGCACAATGAGATTATTGATCTCCCGCACAATATGAAAAAGGTCAGCATAGACTATGAAATAATTTTCGGGGATAATCGGGTTCATGACGGTATGAATATTGTGGCCGTGGTGAGCAAGTTTTTCCTTGACGCACTTGTGGCATACGGAAAAATACCGGACGATAACAAAAGAATTGTTATTCATGAAGAATGGAATGACGGCGGATTTGACAAGAACAACGCAAGAGTTTTGATTTACATAAAGGTGCTGTGAGGTGTTGCAATGATTATTAAATTTGCCTGTGATATTACCGGAACAATCGGATACGAAGGCGGGATTCCGTGGAAATGCCGGGAGGATATGCGGGACTTTAAGCGGGCAACCGAGGGCAATGTGGTGCTTATGGGGCATAAAACATGGGAAAGTATAGGCGAAAAACCGTTGCCGAAACGGATCAATGTGGTGGTGAGTCGTGATGAAAAATGGGTCAGCGAGATGAACCGGAAGTTTGTGGATACAAGCCATCTCTTGTTTGTATGCGGGTTGGGCAATGCGATTCGGACTGCGGAACTACTGGCGAGCAGTTATGACTGTGAAAAGTGCAAGATATACGCAATAGGCGGAGCTGAAATTATTCGGGCAATTCTGCGGGATTATGCGGAAATGGTGGAACGGATAGAAAAATCAGTTATCAGATGTATTTGTGTCGGCGATACAGTGATTGAGCCGGAGTTGTTTAACAATTTTCAGGACAAGATAGTTATAAAGGAGTATGAACCTGATGATTAAAATAAAAGCGTTATGTGATAATTTTCTGATGCCGGAGCGGAAAAGGAACTCGGCTGGTTATGATTTAAAACTGCAAGA